CGAAGCCCATTGTCGCAGAAACCGACCGCTCGTGGCAATATCCAAGGCGGTGCCGCCATTTGGCTTCGAGTTGTCCGACCCGTCCATCACCCCCCAGCCGCCAGGACTAAAAGACCTGCCATTCAAATCGTGCCGTATCGTTCCTATCTGATCGTCCCCCCGCCCTGGGGACATATAAACCCCGTCGCTCATCTCAAAAAAACCTATTACATCCCCCTTCACCACGTTTGGGTCATCTCCTGGGGTGACAGGAAGATAAATTATAATATCGTTTTTCCCCGTGGTTCCGTTGCCTTTGTAGTCGTCCGCCTCCTTGCAAACCACTATCGCCATCCCACCACCATTGCTCGGATAAGTAAAAGCGTAATTCGAGTCAGGGTTGTAGTCCCAATTGTGCTGGGCAACAGCCCAGCGAGCGGCCTGAACACTCGGAGCAACAAGGGAACCGCTTAATACCACCGCCCCCTTATGCTCAAGAGTGGCCTTTGGGTTGGTAAAGATGTCCCGTAAGATCGCCACCTGCTCCGGGGGCATACAGGCGTCCAGCAAGCGGTCAAACTGGGCAGCATGGCGAGAATACATCTACTCCTCTACCCCCTCAACCGTGATGCTCTTAATCTCCGGCACATCGTCAGCCGCATAGCCACGCAATTCCACCGAAACCTCGTGGTCACCGTGGGATGTCGCACTATACATCCCGTCAAAGCGAAACTTCTCCCGGCCAGATAAATCCTCAAGACCCTTCTTGTCATCCGTGTCGTTGTGACCTGCCTGCATAAATACCACCGCATCTTCCTTGTTGTCTTCCTGAATCTCCACCGCATCCCCAAGTTTCTGGGACATCGCGTTCTCTAGCGGAGTTGAACTGTGGTTGTAGTAAAACCGTACATCAATTCTCTGGTCACCTGTCGTCGGCTTGAAATCAATCGACACTTCCCGCTTGTTGCGAACATCGTCCTCTGGAAAGCCAAATGCTTTCGATTTCCAGTTCCACTCAATGGCCCCAACCACGTATTTACTGGTCGTGTCCGGGTTTGTCGTCCATGCAGCCACCGTAAGCTGCGTGCTAGTCCTGGCTGTGATCGTCCGACGCTGCCCTTTGCCCGTTCCCTCGTAAATGTACACGCTGGCACCAATGACAGCCGCCGCAAAGCTCGCCCCAGAGTCCGTAAGCGTTGTGCTGCCCGATCCCGTGACTGTGCCCGTGACATGGGCCGTCAATACGTCCGTATTGCCCTTGTCTGCGATGTAAATATTGGAACTTTCGGCCCCAAAGATGGTGCGGGTTTCCCCGCTAATCTGGATCGTGGCGGCAGAGCCGATCATCTGCGGAAATTCGTAGTTATCCCACGTCTTGCGCCTGATGTTATAGACCAAAGCTCTGGTTGGATAATCGCCGCTGTCTCCCGTGAAAGAGACAAAGAAATAAGCCCTGCTTTTGGCCCTGTCCACCTTAACATGGAACTGATCCGTCTTGGCAAAATCCAGCTTGTCCCCATCACCGTCTTTTCGCCATAAATCCTGTATCTGGGCACCAATTTCCTGCGATCCACCACCAGAGAAAATGTAAGGCCCGGAGTCGTCCATCATGTACGCTGCATTTTCGTACACATCCCAGCAAAACTGGTTAAATGCACCCCGATCCTCCACGTATCGCACGCTCCCATCTAGCCTGGGGAATGCAGAGTAGGAAAATGCGTACTTATTACGCTTTCCAAAGAGGAAAAGGGACGATCCGAGTGGCATCCCACCAATGATGTCGTCATCGTCGTTGGCAGACTCCTGCACGGTAAAGACATTTACCGCCGGAACGCTCTCTGGCTCATCCGGCTCACTGAAATCCACTTGGCGACGGTTACTCTGCTCCGGCACAATCGTGTAGCTTGCTCCAGCAGACACAGTTATGGCCGTATCCACCGTCAGGGACGTGGCCCCACCAACCGCCGTAATTTCCCTGGGGGCTGTCTGCCCGGCGATCTCGATATATCGCCCCACCATCGTGGAAACCCAGTCCGTACTGGAGCCTGTAATTGTTGTGGAGCTTCCACTGGTTCCAACCGTTCCCCGGTTGTACTTTACCGACCCCAAATAGAAGTATCTGTCCTGAAACTGGACGACTACCGGACGGTCATCCGGCGGAGGCTCAAATCGACGGGCCACAAGGCTGTTATCTGTGGGTGGATTCGTCAAAACAAGCAGGACATCCGAAGCGCTACTCAAGTTCAAAGTTACATCATCCACCTCATCGACAAAACCACTCCCAATGTCCCCATAGGCAATGGTCGCCACCTTGAACAACACATTCGTCACGCCCGCCGTGCTGCGAAATAGCTCAAGTTTGTACTGTCCCCGTGCTTCCGACGTTGTGGAAAGGGATGACCAGGTAAAGAAATCATTCTCCGAGGCTGTTACCTTTGTAAGTCCTGTCAAACTGCTCGGAACAGCCGTTGTTGTGTCATCAATGTAGCGATAGCCAAAAACATAATCCCCAGCCGTTGCCCCATATCCGTCCTGACTCCACGTTCCACCCGATGTGTGGCCTCCATCAAAAGACGTATCAGCCAGGTCAAACTTGTTCGTACTCTTATTCGCAACCGTGAAGGACTGGCCGTTCAAATCATTGGCCATCGAGCCTGTTCCAACAATGTTTCCAAGCCGAACCGTATCGCCATCACTCAGGCCGTGGCTACTGCTTGTAATCTGGTAAAGCCCGCTACCATTATCTTCAACGTATGGCGACGTAAGAGCCTTGCCCTTGTCAGCCGTATTAAGGTTGGCTGACGCAATAGATGGGGCCGAAGCAGGGGCAGTTATCCCCAGAGCCTCTACGTTGGCCGTAGAGCCATCCCAGCGGAACCCTCGATCAATACCATTAACCCCAATCAAGTCGCCCTGACGGGTCTTACAGAAGCACATGCGCTGAAATGTGTGATAGTTGCTCGCAGAGATGGTGCTGGTTGATGTGAAGGTGGCCGGTTGCATCCCGCCACGCACCTTTAGCTTGCCCGCAGAGGTGGTGCTGACGTTCTTCTGACTTATAGCTGCACCTGGCGGCAAATCGCCTGCGTCAGCGTCAGAAATCTGACCAAGAAAATCACTTATTTTCGGCATGTTATCTAACTAGGGATCTGTGTCTGTCGTAATCGTGTTGCCAAGATGCCGAAAAAGGTAATGGTAACGCGAAAAAGACCCGCTCGTTCGATAACTCATGTGGCGAGCCTCAGCTTCCATTGCCCTCCTAAGCTCTAACTCTGAAATCTGCTTTGCCGATGCCATATCCCGTGCATCATTGGAAAATCTACTCAGGCGATACTCAAGCTGGGCCTTCAATGCCTCAACCATCGTGTCGTTCATGTCGATGGGGTCGGATACCACAATCTTGTCGCCCGAATAAGCCGTTGATAGCGTCCCGTCAATGGTCACTGTGGTGGTCGAAAGGGCAGTAATTTTGTGTTGCTCTAAGAAAGGGTATGTTCCGGCAAGTCCCGTTGGGTGGGTCGTAGTGCTGTCTGCCAAGCGAATGATAGAGCCAACCATGCTCGCGGGCAGGGCTGTGCTTGTCGTTATCGTGCTGGCATCAGCAGAACCAGTTGCCGTATAAGTACGAGCCTCTGTCTCTGTTCCGGCCCACCGCAGGGTTCTGGGCCGCCTGCGATAAATAAAGCCCAGAGGCTCGGCAGTATCGGGGCTGGGGTCAACCCAAAGCGACCACCTCCCAATACTGTCTGGATCTTTCATAATCGTCCACGCCCAGGTCTGGCCTGAACTGGTTGAGAATCGTTCGCGTTTCAACCATTCCGTGGGAGTAATGTAATGAGGAACCCAGTAGCTTTTCTCCACAGCAACGTCATAAAGACGCCACATATCGGATGGGAGGGGATAAACCCTGCGGTAAATCTCATAGCTCGTCCCGGCGGCCACGTCAGCACCGGGATTTGAGTCCTCGTCGAGCGTTATTGTTGTGCTTCCCTTCCTGTCCTCGATGGAATACACAACATCGTCAATGCGAATACGGCCATACTTGGCCCATGTGGGCCATGTCCCGGCAGCAATGGTCACCAGCCTCTCACTAGAGCCGCCCGTGTGGTCGTAAGTGATCGTGCTGGAGCTTTGGTTGGCAACCAAGTCAACCCGCCCCTCGTCCATGTGGTAGTCCCACTCAGCCGCCATAGCAATATCCTTGTATGCACCAAGGATTGCCTCTTTGAAAAGGCGCAGATCTTTCGTCCTCGCCCCACCATCAGTTAAGGCGGTCACGTAGTCCAGCATATCGCTGTACGTTAGTACACTATCATCAACGGCCATGCGTCTTTACCCTATCATCGGGCCTTGCGGCGGCATTCCCGGCGGCATTCCTGGCGGGCCTTGTGGCGGCATACCCGGCATACCCTGTGGCCCCTGCATGCCCGGAATCTGGGGCGGTGCCAGCATAGGCGGAGCTATCGGGGGCATGGCAGCCATTTGCTGATCCAGCGGGCTACCCATTCTCTGCTCCCCGCCCGTCAGGCCCTGAAGCTCCTCCTGCTGCATCATCCGAATGACCTCAAGGTGATTCGGGCGCTGCGGCGGGCCTCCGCCCTGCTGCGCCATAAGCTCCGGCGGTACAGCAGCACCAGCATTATCTCCGGGGCCACCAGGAATCGTGGGGCTGCCACCATTAAGCTGACCACCGCCCGGAGGGGCACCCCGGCCTTCCCGACGCATCGCCCTGTCTTCCTGACGCATCGCCCTGTTTTCACCCATGCGCTGGAGTAAACCCGGAGGAGGGCCACCCATACCTGGAGGCATCATTCCACCCATCTGAGGGCCACCGCCACCGTTGTAGGGCAACTCATTGACAGTTCCACCTATTGAGGCAGCCATCATCTGGGCCTGCTGGATAGCCTGTGGGTTCTGCTGGGCATCAAGCTCCTGAACCACATTGCCCTGTGCGTCTAGTACCTGAATAGGCATTACAATCTCCTTGTCTTTCCTATGATTGCCTCTTTTGGCCTCGCCCCACGTTGAAGACGACGGATGTGACCCTCTGCAAGCATCGCACTACGACGCTCTTTCGGGGAAAAGTGAAGTGGGTTCCTCTGTATCTGTTTCGTTGCGTCCTCATTAGTCAGGCCAAGGCTGCGAGCTATCTTGCTGAAAGCCCCCTCCTTGTAATCCTTGTCATTCAGAAGTGAATTCACAAACTCACTGCTGCCTAGTCGGTCTGGAAATTCCAAGCTAATACATCCCCCTGCCGCCCATAGGTGGAATCCCGCCGCCACGCTCCTGCTGGTTTTTCTCTATTTCCCTCTGGATAAACTCTTGGAGCATCCTCTTTTCCTCTTGCGAGAGGTTGTTTTCCAGGTCACCAAGGGAACTCTGGCCTTGCCCGCCACCAAGTGAATTCAAAAAGTTGTTTTGCCCGTACATAATTACCTCTTTTTTGCCATTATATCGCCTTACCGCTTCTTGCTGCCATGCTTGTCTACGACCTTCTCTTTTAGCTCTACTAGCTTCTTCGGGTTCTTCTTTACCTTTTCTCTTAAAGAGGGGTCGCCTGCCAGTTCTTTCTGTATGTACCCGTGTGCTATGTCGTCTGCGAGTCGCTTTTTCTTAATCCGGCGTTCCGGTGCCTTGTAATTAACCGCCCCCTCACAGGAAAGCCCCTTCTCTTTGCAAGCCGCAAGCACGTCACCAGAACTGCTCACCCACGCCATCGGGTCATTCGGCCTCCCAATGCCCCCCTTGTAGACCTTGCCCTGTGTGGATATGCCAGCTTTTTTTGCCTGCTCAAAAATATGCTTCCGGCTCGTCTTTCCCATCGAGCGTGACCAGTTGTGGCTGCCCTCAAGGAAGCTCCTGTCCGTTCCCTTTGTGCCAGGTGGCCGCCTCTGGGCCAGCATCGCAGCAAAACCGGCGTTATTACCCTCCTCGATCAACTGGTCAAAAAACTCGGCGCAGCCCAGTCGTTCGCACTCAGCCCGGTGTCTGTCTAGGTGTACGTCTGGCATCATCTCTCCAATGGACTCCTATAAGGATCTTGCGATACGTTCCAAGGGGGTAGCCCGCTATTATAAGACGTCTGTATGTCCCTATTCTGCATCCCCGGATATTCCCATATATACTTTTGTGCCTCCAACATTGCCCTGCTCTCCTCGTCACGAGTGGGAGGCGCATGGGGATTCGGGCCAAATACTTCGGGGAACCTTCCTCTTGATTCATTTGCGGAGCGCATCTGCTTATCCTGTCGGATCATATCCTCCGCACCGAGCGGCGGCTTCGGCAGGTTTTTCTTCATAAACTTATCGACCCACGCATTTGGGTCTGGGGGCTTGGCCCCACCGCCATGAGGCTGCTGTGGAAGTGACATTGGACTTGGTGGAAATGGCATTTTATCTATCCCTGTGGTAGTGGTCGCCGGGGAGGGGGAACGGGAAGGGGGGGGAAAACTCCAGCCGGGGGTGGCCCCAGAGGGCCAATCGGTGCTGAATATACTTTTGTGGCTGGTAGATCCTCCTTGGGCATCTGAATCCCGAAACCAGGGGGAAGCGGGGATGGTGGCCTGTACCTCCCTCGCGTGGCCTGATCCCGAAGGTACGCCTCCCAATCCGGCCTAGCGGTTGGCCCTGCTTGTTGTAAGGGACTCATCGTGTTCGGATTGATGGGAAAGTTGCGTATACCTGTCGCAGGATCAACTGCCCCTGGCTGTATTGGAGGCCGAAAAGGGTCACCGGGCGCTCCGGCATATTCCGGCACATCCGGCGGAGGATCAAACCCAAACTGCGTGTTGCGGTCAGCCTCCGTGTATGCAGAGGGAGTAGGGGCATGTTCCAGACCCATCCTCATGCTCTCCCGCTCAAATTTCTTCATCTGCTTCCTTGCAGCTTTTCTCTGAGCCTTCACCTGAGCCTGCTGCCAGTCTGTTTGCGGCGTCGTTAATCTGTTTCCTAATGGCATTGTTCTTTCTCCTATTGAAGCCGCTTGCGAAACTTTACCGTTCCCTGTGGCGTCGAAATCGTACCGAGTGCCAAGACCAAGGGAGCCTTCTTCTTGTCAGCCAAAAACTCCTCGTCACCCGGACGACGCATTCTCTCACTATGCACATCCACCCGACTAGCAAGATTGGCCCGGCGAATCAACTCCCTGCCCGGCGCACGCTGGCCACCGCTGTGGTGATGTTCCATGTGCCCTAAGTCCATGTCACCCACGGCACCAAGTAGCTTCTTCAAAACGTCGTTGTGATCCTGCATCATTCTCCAGCCCTTTTCTCTCGCATGATCTCCAGCTCAAGCTGCTGTTTCTCCTTCTCAATACCCAGACTCTCCTGCTTGAGTTGGATGTCTAGCTGCTTGCCCTGCATGTCCAACTGCTTGCCCTGTAACTCCATCTGTTTCATCTGCATCTCAACCTGCTGCTTCTGCTGCTCTGCCTGAGCCTCCGCCTGCATCTGCTGTTCCTGCATCTGCTGCTGTTGCTGCATCTGTTGTTCCTGGGCCTGCTGCTGGGCCTGCATCTGCTGCTGCTGCTGCTCCTCTGGCCCCGGCCCCGGCTCCTCAGCAACCATATACCGGGCAGGATCAAGGTCATTCGCCTTCGCCCAATCCTCAATCAGAGCGTTGTATGGCCCTGGGTTCCCCTGCGCCGCAAACTGCTGCAACTGGGGCATGGCGATCTGTGCAAACTCGTTAAGCTGACGCACCCGGTTGACCTTGTTCGGCTTGCGGGCCGTTCCAGCTTCCACCCGGTAGTCGTAGTCCCGCACCGTCTTCTCGAAACGCTGGGACTTGATCTGCTTTGTCCAGATGTACGCCGCTGACGCACCCAGAACCGGCCTCACGTCGTCAGCAGATAAAGACCACTCAGCCGCCTCCATCTCTTTCATCGCACAGGTACTCAGCCAGTCCTCTACCTGGCTAGACATATCATCCGGCCTGATAGATACATTCTGGTTGCGAATTTCCGCCTCTGCTGCACTGCGGATCTGGGTTGGGCCAGATAAACCGTAAATCAATTCCGTCAGACCCGTCCTCTTGTCAATCAGGTCGAGAACCTGACTCACCATCGTCCAGATGTCCGAGTTGAACTGCGGGGCATCCAAGAACGAAACCACATCCTGCACACTACGCCCAAACAACTCGGCTATCTCGATGTGGGTGTAGGGGCCAAGACCGGACTTGATC